AGCAACACCCCATCTACTCAAGCTGATTTGAACGAGACTTCTTTGGAAGCCGCCGTTATTCAGATCGCTGCTTGGACTGATGAGCGTGGTTTGCTGATCGCTGGTAAGCCACGTAAGTTGATTGTTCCTCCTGCATTGCAGTTCACGGCAACTCGTTTGCTTGAGACTTCACTGCGTGTTGGTACTGCTGACAATGATATTAATGCGTTGAAGAACAACGGTTCTATCCCTGAAGGCTACACAGTCAACAACTACTTGACAGACACAAACGCTTGGTTCTTGTGTACAGACGTGCCTAACGGTTTGAAGCACTTCATCCGTTCTCCTCTGGAGAACAAGATGGACGGTGACTTTGACACTGGCAACGTGCGTTATAAGGCCCGCGAGCGTTATTCGTTTGGCTGGTCTGACCCATTGGGCATGTTTGGCTCGTCCGGTTCGACCTAATATTTCTTAGGGAATATTTGAGAGGGGGCCTTGTGCCCCCTTTTCTTTTGGTGTATATTGACCTCATTCCGGGCTTTCCGGTGCATTAGACAGTCCCGGCTGACGACATACAGACTAATGCACTCTACTTGTATGTAAGGACACATCATGGCAACCACCACGTTCTCCGGCCCAGTCGTATCTAACAACGGCTTTATCACTGGCCCCGGTTCACTTGTACAAATCACGACTGCAACTACGGCCACTAACGCCGCAAATGCTGGGCGCTTAAATTTATTTAACGTAGCTGCGGGGGCAATCGTTACACTGCCTGCGGCTACCGGCAGCGGCAACCAATACAATTTTGCCGTGCAAACCACAGTTACCAGCAACAACTACGTTGTCCAAGTGGCAAATGCAACAGATGTGATGGCAGGCCGCGCCATTATTTTGCAAGATGCCGCCGATACGTTAGTTGGCTTTGAAACCGTTGCTGCATCTGACACCATTACCCTAAACGGCACCACCAAAGGCGGCACCAAAGGCGATACGATCTACATCACTGACATTGCCAGTGGGTTGTTTTTGGTACATTGCAATTTGACCGGCACCGGCACAGAAGCTACACCATTTAGCGCTGCTGTTTAATCGGGAGATTGATTATGAGCATGCAAACTGACGTACAGGCCAGTGCGGTACTTACGGCTGACGGGCAATTGCTCGATCAGGCGGGCGGAACTATCACTCGTGCGCGTATAAAAAGCATATATATTGTCCCGTCTGGAACGGCAGGCAGCGTTGTGTTTAAAGATGGCGGTGCTTCTGGTACAACCCGTTTGACTATTAATACGGTTGCTTCTGCTACACAGCCAACATACACCCTGATTCCCGGCGAGGGGCTTTTGTTTGCCACAAACATTTACGCAGACGTAACTTCCATTGGCTCAGTCATGGTGTTTTATGGCTAAGAAGAAAGGCCCGGTTCTCTCGGTTGGTCGCGGCGAAAAGCTACCGATCTCCAAGGGGGCGGGCTTGACTGCCAAAGGCCGTGCTAAGTACAACGCTGCCACGGGCAGTAACCTGAAGGCTCCACAGCCACAAGGCGGCAAGCGTAAGGACTCATTCTGCGCCCGTATGAGCGGTATGCCCGGCCCAATGAAAGACGAGAAGGGTAAGCCCACCCGTAAGGCGGCTGCTCTTGCAAGATGGAAATGCTGACATGAACCAAGCAAACGTTGAAACCTTAAAGCATGTAGCGGATGGCGTTGCCGCTGTTACAGCTATTGGTACGTTGATGCAACTGCTCCCTGCGGTTGCCGCGCTGTTTACGATTGTGTGGACAGGCATGCGGATCACTGAAATGATTGCAGGTAAACCTTTTTCTGAAATAATCCGCAGGAAAAAAGATGCCAGCAAAGAGTGAAAAACAAAAGCTGTTCATGGATGCGGCTGCACACAACCCCAAGTTTGCAAAAGCTGCGGGTGTACCGGTATCGGTTGCTAAGGAATTTAGCGGCGAGAGCAAGGGGATGAAGTTTGGTAAGGACACCAATAAGTCCCGCCCCGATCTTCAAAGAGTTAATAAACCTAAGACACTTCATGGGAAGATGTCAATTATGAAAGAAGGCGGTGATACTATGATGTCAAAAATGGGCAAACCTACGATGAAAAAAGGTATGAGCATGGCTAAAGACGGCATGAAGCGTCCTACACCTATGGCTGATACATCCATGATGGGTATGAAAAAAGGCGGTATGGCTGGTGGCGGCATGCCTATGGTCATGAAAGACGGCAAAAAAATTCCAGCTTTTGCTGCTGACGGCAAAGGCGCAATGAAACATGGCGGCACAGCCAAGAAGATGAACATGGGTGGTATGTCCAATGGTGGCTCTGCCTCTAAACGCGCTGATGGTATTGCCACTAAGGGTAAAACCAAGGGCACTATGCTCAAAAAAGGCGGCATGGCCTGCTAATCTAAGGAGATAATCATGAAGAAAATGAAGCGTTACAACGGTGAAGAGGGTAGCGAAGTTACAATTGATCCGTTAGAAGCCGCAAATGCTTCTGAAGCTTCAAAAAACATAGCGGACGAAGCCGAGGGCGAACGTATTCTTGAAAGAATGCGCGATGAGGCTGCAAAACCAAAGCCCAAAACGATGGCTAAAGCTATGCCAAAAGCCATGCCGAAAGCAGCACCTGCTCCTGCACCTAAAGCAAGCCCAGTTGACGAAACAAAGCTTTCTTTGTCTGATCGCTTTAAGCTAAGCCGTGATCGTTCTAGATCCGGCAGTGGGCCAACTGATACACGTTCAGTTTCCCAACGTTTACGCTCCGCTTTTGGCATGAAAAAAGGTGGCGAAGCTAAAAAGATGGCCTCTGGCGGTTCGACTTCTTCGGCCTCCAAACGTGCTGATGGCATTGCTTCCAAAGGCAAGACTCGCGGAAAAATGTGCTAAGGAAACATCATGCCCAAAAAGACCCAAGCAGAGATTGACGCCGACGATTTAGCCGCACAAGCTCGTGCAGAGGCTAGTTCTGGCGGCACTGACGCACCGCCTACGGATGCTATGAAGCAGACTATGGCTGACCGCAAAGCTGAAATAGAAGCGGAAAGAGCGCAGACAACCAGATCGTCTATGGGCAACAGTCTCTTAAAATTTGGTTTAGAAAGAATGAAAAACTCAAAGCCAGTAGAGAAAAAAGCCAAAGGCGGGTCTGTGTCCTCGGCTTCTTCGCGTGCTGATGGCTGTGCCACCAAGGGTAAAACCCGTGGGAAGATGGTGTAACTATGGCAACCGTAAAACCCGTAGGTGGCGTTGTTAAGTCTTTAAAAAAGGCTGGGTTTTATGGCGCTAGTAAACCCAAACGGCTGGGCATTATCAACAAAGTTACAACCAAACCTCAAAGGATAGAGATGGTTGATAAGCTGTTTCTAGCCAAAAAAGTTAAAGGCGGTAAGAAATGATAGCCAGCCGTGGGATGGGAGCCCTCTCCCCCAGTAAAATGCCCAAGGGCAAACGTAAAGCTCGTCGGGATAACACCGACTTCACCCAGTACAAAGAGGGTGGTGCAGTGAAATCTAAGGTGAACGAAGCTGGCAACTACACCAAGCCTGAGCTACGCAAGCGTATTTTTAATAGCGTCAAAGCTGCGGCAATCGTTGGTACAGGCGCAGGGCAATGGAGCGCAAGAAAAGCACAAGTTATGGCCAAGCGGTACAAAGCCGCAGGTGGCGGGTATCGTGACTAAGTGGTCTGATAAACGCAAAAAGTCCATAGACTGCGATAACCCAAAAGGTTTTTCGGAGAAGGCACATTGCGCAGGTAAGAAGATGGCCGGTGGTGGGTTGGCTAAACCGCAACAGTCTCTCAAGGACTGGGGCAAACAAGATTGGACGACTAAAAGTGGTAAAAAATCTTCTGACACTGGTGAAAGATACCTTCCAAAAGCTGCGATTAAAAGTCTTAGCTCTAGTGAGTACGCTGCAACAACGCGTGCAAAACGTGCTGGCAAAGCTAAAGGGAAACAATTCGTAGCCCAGCCCAAAACGATAGCAAAGAAAACGGCAGGATTTAGATAATGGCAACCACTTCTGGCGCATCTAGTTTTAACCTCCAACTCGATGAGCTAGTTGAGGAGGCGTTTGAACGCGCCGGAAGCGAGATGCGTACTGGTTATGACTTGCGTACTGCCCGCCGTAGCTTGAACATCATGTTTGCAGATTGGGCCAATCGCGGCATTAACATGTGGACAATGGAGCAAGGTGAGATCACTCTTGTTCAAGGCCAGAATACATACGCCCTGCCAGACGACACAGTGGATCTGATCGAGCACGTTATACGTACCGGCGGCAATGTTGCTAATACACAGGCAGACTTGTCAATCACCCGGATCAGCGTATCAACTTACGCTACGATCCCCAATAAGATTCAACAGGCTCGTCCAATCCAAGTCTGGATTCAGCGGTACAACGGTCAAAACTCTCCGATAGCTGCAACGCTTACAACAACGATTACGTCCACGAGTACATCAATTGTGCTGAATGATGTAACTGGTCTACCCGCTACGGGCTTCATTAAGATTGATGCCGAAATCATCAACTACGGCTACATCACTCAGAACGCAAACGCCAATACCGGCACGCTGTTTAACTGCTCCCGTGGCCAGCAAGAAACGATTGCTGTGGGTCACACCGCTGCGGCTACTGTGTACTGGGCGCAAGTCCCTGCCGTTACGGTCTGGCCGACTCCTGATGGGACGCAGCAATACACATTTGTTTACTGGCGCTTACGCCGCACGCAGGATGCCGGTGGTGGTGTGAACGTGATGGACGTGCCGTTCAGGTTTATCCCATGTTTGGCCGCTGGCCTTGCGTACTATCTGGCGTTAAAAATTGTTGGCGGCGCTGAGCGCCTACCTGTATTAAAGCAACAGTACGATGAGGCTTGGGAGTTGGCCGCAACTGAAGACCGAGAGAAAGCGGCTGTTCGCTTTGTGCCTCGACAACAGTTTATAAGCTGATATGGGCAATAGGTTTGCCAGTGGTAAGAACAGTATCGCCATGTGCGATAGGTGCGGCTTCCAGTTTAAATTAACGGCCTTGAAGAAGGAAATTCAGAAGACCAAGATATACAACCTGCTTGTTTGCCCTCAGTGTTGGGATCCTGACCAGCCGCAATTGCAGTTGGGTATGTACCCAGTAGATGATCCACAGGCAGTGCGTAACCCACGGACGGACTCAACCTACGTTACGGCGGGCGTAAACACTGCTGGCAATCCGACCGGTGGTTCACGAGACATTCAGTGGGGCTGGAACCCCGTAGGTGGGGCCAGTAATTTTGATGCCGCTCTGACGCCAAACTACTTGGTGGCAACGACATTTGTTGGTACAGTTACAGTTAATTAAAGGAGTTTGATATGGACAAGAAAGATCTAGCCCAAGACAAAAAGATGGTTAAGTCTGCCATTGGTAAGCACGAGAAAAACATGCACCCCGGCAAGCCGCCTACAAAGCTTGCTAAGGGTGGTAAGACCAATGAGATGATGCTTCAATATGGCCGTGGTCTGGCTAAAGTTGCTAACCAGCGTGGAGGCTAATCATGGCTAAATTCAGCAAAAAAGTTATGGGCAAAGAAGTTGGCGACGCCGCTACTTATGCTGTACCGCACAAAATGGATGGCAAGGCTCTGGTGATGTCGGAAAACCCCGGCAAGGACTCTAGCATTAGTAGCCTTAGCACCATGAAAATGAGTGTTGGTGTGATTAACAACGGTGAAAACCCAACTAAGACATCCGGTATCGTCACTCGTGGCAACGGCGCGGCTACTAAGGGGATCACAGCTAGAGGCCCGATGGCATGAATTACACTGAACTCAGCAACGCGCTTCAAGCGTATACGGA